AAACTCCTAGAGTGTATTTATTAGTTCCATTTCTATCAGTATCGTCTTTCATGATCCAAACTCTATCAGAACCTGATGGCATAGTTATTGTTCTATTAGCCGCTAAAGTTCCATAAAGTCTTAGATATTGATTTTTTCCGTTAGAAGTAGCTCCATCAGTTAAAGCTAGTGTTACATCTGAAGATGCCATATCTACATCTAAAACACCAGAAGCTACTTGTTCTAAAATTTGTAGGTTAGTATTAGTTATACCACCCCATTGACCAGCTTTTTCACCGGTTGTTATTAATTCTAATTTTGTATCAGTTGAATACGTTGATGCCATAATTTTATACTCCTGGGTCTATTTCTGTCCAAGTCATACTAACACCTGGGACTATTTCACTCCATGTTATTGCCTGTGCTGTTCCAGTAGCTAGGGTTAAATCTATGCCACTAGGCTCAGCATTTGCGTCAGCCGTCACTGTAACACTTCCTGACGAAATTACAACATTATTTCCGCTAACTGATACGTTTGCTCCTGCTGTTGCTATAACAGTTCCAGTAGCTAAAGTAATACCAGATCCCGTAACTGTAAAATCTACATCAATATTAAGGGTAACAGTACCTGTACCTAAAGTAAGTGGGTTTGGAGTAGGTATTTCTGTGACAGAATCTGCAGTGATTCCTGGATCTCCAATATTAATTGTAAGCTGATTACCTGTAACCGAAAGAGTTACATTTCCTTCATTACCTGAAGCTGAAATGGGTAGTGCCGCAAAAGAGTCAATTCCTAATAACATATATAATCCTTAGAAGGAGACAGGGGGTATGTGGTGGTGCCCTGCCTCCATCAAAGAATTATATCATCGTTTAAACCAATGTGGAAGACCTAAATGTGGACGTTTGTCAAACATATTATCCTTCGCTCCAGGGGTCTTACGATTGTTATAATGCAGAAAAACTTGTACGCATTCTTTGCCTTTGAATTTTTCTCTCCAATGTTCTAGCTCACAGCCAGAATAAACCAGCATATCTCCTGGTTTTAGATCTACTTTAATACCTTTAGCTTTGCTTTCAGCAGTGATTTTCTTACCATCAGGTATCCCAACATTTTCATTAGGGCTTAAATATATAGGCCAAGGGTCTCCCCCTAGATTCATAGTAGTTGATATCTCACAACTAAATCTATCTTTGTGTCTATGGAGAATATCGCCTTTTTTATAAATTCTTGCATAGGTATAAGCGGGATATAATTTTAATCCTGTTGCCTTTTCCATAGCTGGCTGACATTTTAACATTAGTGTTTCCATTGCTATATCTGAATAACAAGAATAAGTATTTGGAATCTGTTCATCTTTACCTTCGTAGTATCCAATCATAGTTTCAAATGGTGAAAAGTATCTTTTGTTTCTACATGTATCATAAACTTGTTTTTGCATACAAAAATAATTTGCAACAAAAGCTGCTAAGTCTTTTGATATCGCTTGACGAATAATGGTATACTTTTTCTTTTTAAACATCTTTAGCCATTCCTTTTGGCACTGCTTGTATATTCCAATGTATAAATCTAAATGGTTCAATACCAAAATCTACTGCATATTCGTGTTCCAAGTATCCTGGAAATATAATTAATGTGCCAGGATTAGGTCGCATATGAAAATTTTCATGACCACCCCAGACACCTTTTAAACCTGGTTTCATTTTTAATTTAGTGCATCTTGCACCAGTTTTTGGTTCATGAAATATTGGATAAGAAGTTTTATCAGAACACTTTAAAAAATAAAAACCTGATACATGTTGATTCCAATGTATGTGTGCTGAATGATGACCACCACCTTTTTTAGCAAATTCTTGTACCCACAACTCACTAAACATAGTTGTGTATTCTTTCATATCATAACCTTGATGATCTAAATATTCCCATGATTTTTGACCTATGTAATTTCTAAAATCTAAAAAATCATTGTCAGCTGTAAGTGGTGTTGAGTGATATGATCTACCAAAATCTCCATTTTCTTTAATAAATTTTTTTTCTCTGTTTCTAGCTTCTTTTATATATTTATTACTAGCTTTGTTTAATGACTTAACAAATTCTGGTTTTTCCTCTGACCAAATTGTAGTGCTAAAATAATTATTTATATACATATTATCTAAATGGTTTACCTAAATGCCATACAACAAGACTATATCTTGTACCTGATGTAACTGGTTTAACTCTATGCCACACAAATGAAGGAAATACAATAATAGAACCTTTTGGTAATATCTCTTTACATTGTATTCTATGTTTCGATTCGTCTCGCATATGTGGATCATAGTTTCTAAAATCAAATTCTAATTCACCACCTTTATATTCTGAACTATCTGTTAACTGACAAGTCATAGATAGTTTTCGAATTTTACCGTGATCGGGATCATTTTTATCTTTTCGATCATAAGGTTTATCCCAACTATCACAATGCCAATCATAATATTGGTTGTGTTTATATTTTGTAAATTGACAAGACTCAGATCTTTCCCAATCAAAGTTCCAACCAGCATTTTTGTTAGCTTCGTGTACGTATGGGTGTATTTCTTTATATATCCAAGTATCACTTAGCCAAACTAAATCGGAGTTTCTTTTTCTTTTTAAATCTTTTACTTCTTCTTTGTTTAATGGTTTTTTATTTAAATCTCTTTCTCTCCCATAACCACCAGTAATTGCCATTGTTTCTTTTTGTGCGTTAGCATATTTAATAACTTCATCACAAAATTTAGGGGTTAATGCACCACTAAAATACCAATAATAATTAGATATATTCATAAGTTATTGTTTGAATAAAATTCAAACTGCCTTTCTGGTTATTGGTTATGTAATACATATTAGTTGATGGAAACATAATAAATTTATTATTAGTCAGCGGTATATCCCAAGATCTTCCTTTACGCCTGTTGTCTTCATAATGTATTCTAACATTACAATCTTTAACTTTTACTCCATAAAGAAACGTGTAATCAGGAGAATTTCTAAGATCTACTGGATCAATATTTAATAATGGAATTGTAGTCTCGCCGGGTTTATATATATTTCCCCACGTTTCTTTGTTAACTAAATTGATATCATACTCGAGATTAATATGATCTCGCATATATGTATTCAACATATCCCAAGTTCTTGAAAACGGAAATTGTTTGTTTTGAATTACTGATTGTAAAATGTCGCCTGATAATTTATCTCGGTCAATGTCCCAATCTTTAGGCATATCGACATCACCATAATATAGAGCTTGCTCTGTTAATACTTTCTTCTGCATACCACCACCAAATATAAATTATGCGTTATAATCTGTCAAGTCCCAAGACTGGCCGGATTCATTCCAAATATAATCCCATTTGTGAGTGCCAGCAGTATTTTGTGATTCTTGTTCAGCTGTTAATGCTGGAGCATCACCGATTGGTGAATTCCAACGAGCTTTAGCTGTGTCTTTTACCCAAGAAGCATATGGTTTTTTAGGCCAAAAGATTTGATTATCTTCGTCCCACTCAAAACCAATACCCGCGTAATTTCCTCTTAATGCTTTTGAATCATCACCAGATTTATGTTTGTTACCTGCTGTATTGTAAGAAGTTTGAATCCACATTTGTGCAGGCCAATTATTGTGTAATTCTAAATATTGTTGACCTACTGATTCATCTTCTACACCATCAGCATTAAGCATATCAGAATTATTCAAAGTTAATACTTGAATAACTTTTCCGTTAGCTCCTAATTTTGCAAAATGTGCCATAATGTTTCTCCTTATATATTAATTTTAATTATCATTCAACTATTGATATTTGTATCTTATTACCACAATTCCGCTACCACCAGTTCCTGATGTATTAGCAGAGGCTGTTCCAGCTTTTCCACCACCTCCTCCTCCAGTGTTTGCTGTGCCACTTGTTCCACCACCATAATTTCCTGGTGAGTTTTCTGTTCCACCTGCACCACCTCCACCTGCACCACCTGCTGGATTAGCACCACCTACAGTTACATATTGGCCACCACCTCCACCACCTGCAAAATATCTTCCTGGAGCTGGTCCAGTTGTTCCTGATGCTGGAGCAATATTAGTAGGTGTTCCTATTCCACCTACATTGCTTGTAGCAGGTGAGCCTCCAGGAGTTCCTGCTGCTCCTGCGCCACCACCGCCGCCTCCTGAAGAATTAGTAGAAACACAGCCATCACCACCATTATTTCCTTGTGCAGGAGTTGTTGGAGGTGTATTACCAGTTCCTTTGGCAGATGGACCGGAATTATCTCCGCCTCCACCACCACCAGATCCTCCTGGACTTCCTATTGAAGCTGGACCACTAGATGGATTATATTCTCCACCTGCACCACCACCAGCGGATGTTATTGTAGAAAAAATAGAAGGTGTTCCATTTATACCACTACAAGCTGTACAAGCTCCACCACCTGCGCCGCCACCTCCAACTTGAATTGGATATGCTTGTGCTGTTACTGTTACTCTATTTCCTGGAGTTGGATAACCATTTAATGGAGATCCTGTATAAGGTGCGCCTGGGCTTACTACTTCTCTATATCCACCTGCTCCACCTCCTCCTGATCTATAAGAAGAACCTCCACCTCCACCACCAGCTACTACCAAATGTGAAACTAAATTTCTTGTTGCACTACATACACCTGCTACAGCACAAACCGTAAAAGTTCCTGGTCCAGTAAAAGTATGAATTTTATAATCTCCACAAGTTGTTATTGTACCACCAGTTGCTTGTATAAAAGGAGGAGAACCTGTTTGAGATGTTTCAGTTTCTTGAACATTAATCCAACCTTCTGTGCCATCTACATAAACAAATGTAGCTGATTGACCATTAACATTTAATAATGCATCACCAGATTGACCTCCAATTAATTCTGAACCATTAGCTGCTATTGTTAAATTATTATCTGAAAAAGTTCTTGTATAATCTGCAACAGATACTATTGCACCTGCTGATCCAGCAGGTAGGTTTACTGTAAAAGCACCTCCTGATGTATTACAAAAATATCCTTCACCACTTGTTGCTGTAAAGGTTGCTGTTTTAATTGAGCTAGTTTGCCAATTAACAGATCCCTCTCTACCAAAACCTGTTTGTGTTCCATTGTTTGTTATTGTTGCACCAGAAGGAATGACAAACGAATCGCCACTATCTCCTAATGTGACAGTACCACAATTTGTTCTTGGACTAATTTTATTTACTTTTACTTCACTCATAATTTACCTATTGAAATCTATACCTTATTATTACTATACCGGATCCACCAGCTTCACCTTCATTAGCTCCGTCACCGCCACCGCCGCCACCGCCGCCAGTATTAGCAGTTCCTGCTGCTTTTCCACTACCACCTCCACTACCAGCACCGCCACCGCCAGTTCCACCAGCTCCTCCAGTAGTTGCTCCTGCTCCACCTCCACCGCCTCCTCTAGCTGTAGGTGTGCCATTAATACTTGAAGTTGCTCCTGTTCCACCTGCTCCACCTGTAGCTCCTGGATTAACCGAAGTTCCTCCGTCAGCTCCAGCGCCTCCGCCTCCACCACCGCCGTGGGCTGCACCTGGTGGGCTAAGCGCTCCATCACCACCATCATTTCCTTGTGGAGGACTAACAGATGGTATATTTCCCGTAGCACCAGTTTGTCCGCAAGAATAACCACCACAAGGACTAGGATCATCGGCTTGTGCACCGCCTCCCCCAGAACCACCATTAATACCCATTTGAACGCCCCCATTTTGAGAACCACCGCCGCCACCGCCAGCAGATGTTATTGATGAAAAAGTTGAATTAACTCCAGGAGTACCTCTATTAGCAGCACCGGGAGGTGCTGATCCAGCGCCGCCACCGCCAACTGTAATTGGATAACCTGTTGCTGTTACTGTTATAGCAGGAACACAAGAATTGGCAGGTAATCCTATTGTATAACAACCAGAAACACTGCCTGAAGATTCTCTATAACCTCCTGCACCACCTCCACCAGCTGAACCCCAACTAGGGCTACCACCGCCACCGCCTCCACCACCAGCGACAACTAAATAATCTACTGAGTTTGATCCAGCAGCATTACCTACTGAACAAACAGTAAAAGTTCCTGGTCCTGTAAATGTTGCAATTTTGTAATTTCCTGAAGTAGTTAAAGTATTTCCAGAACCACTGACACTTGCTGTTATAAAAGTTGCTCCTGTCAGAGTGCCTGATGCTTGTTGAGTATTAATCCAACCCTCTGTTGAATCAACATAAATAAAAGTTGCTGTTTGACCCTCTATTTCTAAAACTGCATTCGCGGCTACTCCACCTATTTTTTCTGATCCATTTGGAGCGACTGATAAATTATTTGTGTGAAAAGTTCTTGTATAATCTGAAAGTGAAACTATTGCTCCAGCACTACCAGCAGGAAGATTGACTGTAAAACTTCCTGAAGAAGTATCACAAAAATATCCTTCACCAGATGTTGCAGTGAATGTACCAGTTTTTTTAGTTGTTTCCCAATCTACTGTTCCAGTTCTACCGAAACCTGTTTGCGAGGCACCTGATGCTAAAGCAATAGTATCGCCACTTGCACCAAGAGTAATTGTGTTAGAGCTTTCATTGATAATGTTAGCTCCGCATTGATTTTGAATATTGTTTACTTTAATTGTACTTGTCATTATTGATATTTGTACCTTATTATTACAATTCCACTACCACCAAGATTTCCACTATTAGGGGGTCCTGTTCCAGTTGCACCCGGACTTGTTGGATAATTTCCTGCACCTCCACCACCATCACCTGTATTATCTGCTGCTATGTGAGTGTCAGGTCCTGGAGATTGATCGTTCCCTCCATTACCACCTCTTGCATATTGAACAGGTGAACCACTAATACTTGTTGTAGCTCCAGCGGTTACTGAATTAGCGCTGCTTATAGGAGCTGGGCCTCCAGTAGATCCAGTTGCAGTTGCACCACCACCAGATCCCCCTCTATATCCTGTAGTAGCAGCAGGATTAGTTCCTCCAGCATTTCCTTGTGCAGGAGTTGTTGGAGGTGTATTTCCTGCGCCTCCAGGAGATGTTCCTGGACCCCAACCAGCGCCACCGCCGCCTGAACCACCTGCTAAACCAGCATTACCACCAGATGACCAACCTCCACCGCCACCACCAGCTGTTGAAGTTATTGAACTAAAAACTGAAGGATTTCCTGAAAGACCCATAGGGTTTCCTGGAGGAGATGATGCTGTAGGAACTGCACCGCCGGCTCCAACTGTTATTGGGTAGCCTGTTGCTGTAACTGTAATTCTATTTGGTGCACTAGGATAACCATCTAAAGGACTTGCTGTATATGGAGTTAATGGTGATTTTACTTCTCTAAATCCTCCTGCACCGCCACCACCACCAACATCAAATCCTCCACTTCCTCCACCTGCAACTACTAAATGTGAAACTAGATTGTTAGCTGCACAAGATGAAATCGAAGAAACTGTAAATGTACCTGGACCTGTAAATGTATGAATCTTGCAATTACCAGAAGTAGTGATAGTACCACCTGTTGCTACAACATAATCACTACCAACATCAGCAAAGGCTGAATCTTGTATTGATCTCCAACCAACTGTTGAATCTACATAAACTAAAGTTAAACCTTCACCTTCTGTAGTTAAAATTACTCTTCCTTGTCCACTATTAATTTTTTCTGAACCATTTGGTTGAACTGAACAAGAATTTGAATCAAATGTATTATTATAATCTTGTACTGAAACAATAGCTCCAGCAGAACCTGCTGGTAAAGTCATCGTTACTGCACCACTAGTTGTATTTACAAAATAACCTTCACCATTTGTTGCAGTAAAATCTCCTGTTTTAATACTTCCTGTTTGCCAATCTACTGTACCTGTTCTTCCAAAACCTGATTGACTTGCGCCACTGGCTAATTGAACTGTACCACCACATCTACCTAAAGTTACTGTAGCTGCATCAGCTACTACTGTTTGACCAGCACCACATCCTATTGTTACCGTTGTTCCACATTGAGGTCCTACTTTATTTACTTCTATTTTACTCATTATACTATTACCAATGTCCCTGTTACTGTTATTGTTGCAGGAATAGTGATAGGTCCAGCTAAAACTGCACTTTCAATTGTTTGCGTACCATCAATCGTTGCCGCTTGATTAGGTATAAAATCATTTGGGCTATACTGCCCTCCAATATATTGGATTCCATTTATTGTCGCCGTCATAATTCCTCCTATGAACTAATAGTATCAATGTATGAACAAACAACATCTAGTGAACTTGCCGTATCACTAACTGCTTCTAATACATCACCATTAGCTAAAACAATCTTTGCTCCTCCTTGGATCAATTCGATAGCTGAATTTGGTGGAATCACGACTCCTTTTGCTAAAAAGTAATCTGCTCCGCCTTTTGCAATTTTAACATCAACTGTAATTGTTGAAGTTAAAATGTTACAGCATCTAATACCTATTACTGCATCATAATCTCCTGCAGTTAAGATAGTAGTATCACTTGTCCCAATTGTTCTTACTAGACTGTTTCTAAAATCTTGTGCCATATTTATTTCCTATAATGCAACCGCCATTGCTAATGCAAAACCTGCGCTTGCTGCTCCTACTGGATTACCAGACGAATCTAGGTAAACCGATTTACTTGCAGGCATTGTACAAAAAACATCTTTAGTGCCTGCGCTAAAACTTATTTTTGAAGTATTACCTGAAGAATTACTTAATACTGTATCTCTTGAAAGAGTATCAGGTGTTGCATCAGTTACTGTACCAATACCAACTTCCCATTCTGCCGTTCCTTGGTTATGAATGGTATAATAAGTTGTATTACCAGTCGCAATTCCTGCAACAAAAGTTACAAATCCAGTTTCTGCACCAGCAAGATTTAACGTGCCTGTACCTGTAGTTGTACTAGTTTCTTTTACTCTGTCATTTAATACTAAAGCCATTTTTAAACTCTCCTATTAACTCATACTTATGATAGCATCAGTTGGTGTTGATGGATCTGGCATAGTAACTTTAAATGTACCGTTAGTACAAGTTTTACTTCCGCCAAAATCTAAAACGACAACTAATTTATCAGAATCCGAACTATTGTATATTGCTCCAAATGCAGCTGTAAAAGTTGCAGATGACCATGTTGAATCAGCAAAGTCTACATAACTAACAGCAGACGATATTGTAACTGATTGACTTCCTAAAGTGTTTCCACCTGTAGAATATCCAGTACCAGAAGTTCCAACTTGGTTAGCTGCTCCTGAAGAATATGCAGTGCTCGCAGTCGTGTATGGGTTTGCTGTATACAATGCTAGTTTAAAAGTATCTCCTCCGTTAGCAAAATTATGGTTTCCGGATAGAAGTTCACTTCTAAAACTAAAAGGTATTACATTTGCCATATTTTATATCTCCTTAATAAGTAGATGGTGATTCAGATTTAAGGGGAATACGAATAACACCATCTTGATATTCGCTTCTGCGTCTTCGACCAATTTGTTCGGTCTCATACGTTTTTAAAGCTTCTGTATAAGCTGCTTGGTAGTATTGTAACATATCCATCGGTCCTTTCAAGTATCCATATGCATTTACTAAACATGCATATAGGAGAAGGTCCTGATATTTATTAGACAAATATGTACCAGTAGTAGACTTACTTGAATCAGTTAAACTTATAGGATTCTTATTGTAAGCCAAAGTAATTTCATAAGCTGCATTAGGAGTAGGGGCTACAACCCAGTAATTTTCGTCCCAATTAGCATAATATTTAGGTAAAGTACTAGAAGAAGTACTTGGGGTATCATAATAAGTAGCTATAAAACTAGGGTCTCTTTGCTCTAAATAGACTTGTTTGTTATAGCTATCTTTTAATTGAATATATCTAATAGTTCTAAGGTCAGCTGGAATAGTTACATATCTATTTCCAATAACCATAGTTGATGTTGCATAGTGCCTTTCTAGGTCTGCATCTACTGCTCTATAAATTTTGTTTTCAGCGTTTGTAATAAACTTATTCATTACAGCTTCTGTAAAAACATTACTTCCAACTTCAGTATAATTCTGAATATCAGTTTGTAAATTTGCTAGTGTGTATGTTAATCCTGCTGGCATATTATTGTGGTCCTATCGTTTTTAAAGTTACTGGTCCTGAAGATACATTATAGCCACCTCCACGGATTTGTCCAGCAGTTGCATTAGTGTCTGCACTAAAATAATAATTGTTTGCTGGTGTTATTAATAATCTTACTGTAGCACCAGTATTGTGAGTAGCAGCTGTAGATCCAAATGCTCCTCTTGTTACTCCTGTTAAAGTGTTTCCACTATAACCAGTATAACTAATAATTTCTGTTCCCACTAATGCACCATAAGTTGGAGTACCACTTGGGTTTGCAATCGTAGGTTCATAAGATGCTGTTGTAACTCCATTAAATCCAGTTACGCTTGTTAAAACAACTGTAGTTGTAGTTGCATCAATAGTTCCGTTTAATGTTGTTGTATAGCTAGTATATAAACCAGGAATAACTGTGTAACCCGCAGCTTTACAAATCGTTGCGCCAGTAATTCCATCTACATTTGCAATATTAGAAAAACCTACTACAGGATTTCCTGCAACCGGTCCATCATCACCTACAGTATCTGGTGTACCAGTACCAGGTGAAGTAGTAGGAGATCCTCTAAATCTTACAGTGTCTCCATAATTTCTTTGATGATTAAGAGAGCTTACATTTATAATTGGTGAAGCTGCTGCAAAAGTTCTTAAAGGATTAAAATCTAAAAATCTTAATGTATCAGGAGGTGGTTGTTGTGGTCTTGTTTTAGGTAAAGCAGTTGGATCTGCAGCACTTGGTTTAGGATCTAATTGTGGTTGTTTAGATTCGAATTCAGAAAAATGTACAAACAATCCATTCCATTGAGTAACCA